AGGAGATATTGCTATATGCAAATATCGAAGATTGACGCTAAGACACTAGCGAGTATTGTGTCAGAGAAAGCAATGGGACTTACCGCTCATTTCATCGGACTACGCGATGGTAAAACACCTACCGCCAGAACTCCGCTGTATCATGGGAAAACCTCTGAAGAAGTTCAGGCAATGTGGAAGGATATTCTATCCCGATATGCCGATACTTTCCCACGTTTAACGGAATATGAGGAAACCCGTTGGGCAAAATTTGGTCCTCAAGGAGGTTACCCACCTCTAGAAGAACGCATGGAAGATCTGGATAAGTACTTCTCTCCTAGGAAAACTCCACAAATAGATGCGCAGAAATTGGACCGCCTTATTGCGAAGACTCGAGATTACCTTTTTGGTAAGGCTCACTCAGTAAGAATGCTCACTCCTGAGCAAGTCTTGGATCGCGACATACTTGAGGATAAAGTCGATACTAATTCTGGTTTACCAGATTTTAGTAAGCGTAACGCCGCTGATGTGCAAACACGCGCCGTGAAGGACGCAAAATCCGGTGATTGGAGAAATTATCCGGCTATACTTGGCTCTAGATCGTCGAAAGGAAAACCTAGATTTATATTTATGTTTCCAATGTCGACTAATTTAGTAGAGAAAGGATTCGTGATTCCTTTGATGGAAGCTATTCGCGCAAACAGACCTCTTAGCTTTAGTGCATGGGAGGGTTTTGATGAAGTTGAAGAAGCTATTGAAGAACAAGGATTCTTTACAGGGGACATCTTTGCCAGTATGGATTATCAGAAAATGGATACAACTGTTAGAGCTTGGCACATGGAAAACATTGTTTACCCAGTTTTAGCACCCGTTCTGCAGCCACAGTTTAGGCCACTGTTGTTGGAAAGTCTGTTGCATTCAGTTTCTATCCCGGTAATGATCTCTGAGGACAAATGGGTTACTGGAGATCATGGGGAGGCATCCGGTAGTGGATGGACTAACTTTAGTGAGAGCGTTTTAGCGCAAGTAATTCACTTTGAAATTGAGGAGGAAGTAGAATGAGTAATTTTATAGCTTCCCAACTATTAGGTGATGACGCAATCATTAGTTTCGTAAAACTACAAGAAGATGAAGTTGCACAAGTAATTGAGCGAGCAGCATCATTGTTTGAATTGGACGCTAACGCTGAAAAACAAGATGTCTCGAACAACACGGCACATTACCTGCAAAGGTTCTTTGATATTGACATCTTCATACAAGGAACTAAGATCGTGGCAGGTAGCTATCCCACTGTTCTAGCGTTGAACACTGCGATGAACCCAGAAAGGTTCCACGACGCCCGTAAATGGGATGAGAAAATGGAGATTCTCAGATGGATTATGATTTTAGAGAATTGTAAACATCACCCACTGTTTCATGAAATAGTGGATTTCTTTATAAAGGGAGATAAGTATCAATTAGGTATTTTAATCCCAGGATTCTTGAAACGTGGTATCCACGAGACATTCAAGACTGCCAAAACCATTAGAGGATTTGTTCCATCTTATAATACTTCTTTTGAACATAGAGGTATAGACGAGTTTGAGACGGTACAATATTTGCGAACGCTAAGCAAAGGTTAAGACGTGAGGAGTAAT